GGGTTGTAGACCAACGCGGCAGTCGTTCCCCATGCGAGCATGCTCTGCTGAGACTCAGTAGTTGACTCAGCAACAGACTTTGCTGCACTGCGAAACTCTTGTATCCCCTTGGTTGTAACTTCAGCAGCACCACCAAGGTTTTCTGCTGTTCCTGCTGCTATGTCTGCTCGCAGTTTTTCTATCTCGCCTTTCAGGATCTGTACTTTGCCAAACGCAGTGTCTTCGCCAATCGTCTTGAGCATGTCGTTGAATCGCCCACCCTCAGTGGTTGCCGCTTCCAACGCATCTGCAACCTCCTGAGCACTGACAGCACCGGCTGCCATTCGCTGCCTTAGTGATGACATACTCTCGCCGGTCTTCTCTGAAATCACTTGGAGAGGATTGAATCCTGCCTCAATGAGTTGCCTGAGTTCCTGTCCCTGTAATCTGGTGTTTGCACTAATTTGACCAAATGCAAGCGACAGTCGTTGCAGCGATTCAAGCGATCCGCCTGATACATCACCAAGTTGCTTGAGTCGCTTCATCACATCCTCTGACGTGACCCCATATAGCATCAGGGTCTTGACTGCCTGCTGGGAGCCTTTGAATGTCAGCGGCGTTCGTGCTGCAAAATCGCGAAGGTCAGCAATCAATCGCTTCGACTCTTTCACGCTTCCCGTGAACACTTGGAACTGCACTTGAGATCGCTCAAGTTCAAGTGCGTCACCAATCGCCAACTTGACTTGACGCAATGCAGCGTAACCAGCAGTGATGAAACCGATGTGTTTACCGATTGCCATTAACTGGCTACCGAATCCTGACGTTTTCTTACCAGCTTCGTCAACGCGGGGTGTAAGAGCGGTCATCTCTTTTCTGAGAAGCAATAAAGCCTGGCGATACTGTGTCGCTGTTACTGTTCCTCTCTTGTACTCAAGGTGCAGTTCCCGCATTTCCTTTTGTAATCTGTCGCTTGCAGGAACCGACCTTGCAATAGTTGACTGCACCCGCTTTAGTCTCGCGTCTGCCTCGATTACCGCAGGCGACAATGACCTATACTTATTTGTTAAATGCGTAAGTAGGGCAGTATGCATTTCAGCGGTTATGTTGCCTGCTCTAAACTCTATACCAAGTTCTTTGATCTCCTGTTGCACCCTTTGTTGTGGTGTAATCAGTGACCGATATGTTGCATTGAGTCTCTGCATTCTTGCATCAGAGGCAGCGGCTGCTTGCTTCTCTGCTGCAAACGCTGGTGAAAGTTCATGTAGTTGTCGCTTCAGGTTTGCGACCGCTGCTTTGTAGTTTTTGGTGCTGATTTGCCCCCGGTTGTACTCCTTGTTTGTTTCCCGAAGTAATCGTTTAAGTCGCTCCTGCTCATCTACAGGGACCGCTCCCATAACCCTTGAGTGCCTCGCGGACCTTGCTGACTTCTCTAGAGCATTGATCCGCTCGCGTTCCTTTCTTTGCTCTCTCAGGGCAGCGGTTTCCCTTTCTTTTGCGCGTTTGTTTTTCAGGCTTGCCGCCTGTGCATCCCTCGCGGCATTTACCTCTTCTTCTGTTTCGTTTGCGAGAGTCCTTAAAAGTTGCATCTGCGTGCGCTGCGATTCAGTCATGCTGCGATTTGCCACCACTACATCTTCAATTGCCGACAGTTCCCTACGCAACGCAGCGACATATTCTCTAGCGGCAACACCACCCCCTTTTGTTTCTACCGCTAACTGCGCCACCGACCTCGTCATAGCACTGATCGGTTGTAGGCCAGACTTTGCAACTCTTCCGATCCCTTCCAAGTCAAGTTGCATTGCCTCAAGCGGCGTTCGCGTATTTAACAGCATTCTGTTGAATGCTGTTATCTCCTTTTTTGCTGGCACAAGTCCTTCTGTGAACTTTCTCGTATCAGCAATCACATCGTAAACGAGCGATCCAATTTTTCCGCTAGCCATATTTTTCGCTCAACTGCTCAAGTGCCTTTGCGGGTGAAACGCTTTCATCATTTGTCGCCGTTCGTTCGTCTGCGAGCACCGACTCATACGCGATCCATGAATCCACCACTTTCGGTGGTGCCGCATTGAACCAACTGATCGGATCGTCGATGCATAATTCCTTGCACAAACCGAAAACGAATTTCAGTCTGCCGTTGCGACTGAATTCTTTTTTCAGTCGCTCGATTCGTCCTTTTTTCCAGCGTCTTCCTCTGTCGAGTTGAAGTTCATGATTGCAACGTACAACTGATCGAGCATGATTGGATCAAGCTCGCCTATTTGCTTGGCGTCAGACTCTGAAAACATCGGTGTTTTCTCATCGACCATCACCTGATCAATGATCGAATGGACGCGGCGCATCGTGGCCGCATCCTCGTTGAGTTCACCGTCTTGATCCCAGAATCTTGACGCTCTGCGTGATCGCTGCACTTCACTGATTGACTTTATTCCAACCGTTCCCCAGCCTTCGACCTGGACTACCTCGTAGCGAGGTTTCGCCTTATCGAATACTGCCTCACGGGTCAAAGTCGTCTTCGTCGTCGTCATCCCAGTCCTCACTGTCAGGATTCAAAAGTTCTGCCGGAACGTCCGGTACGGTAACACTCTGCTGGTTTTCGCTACCGACCAAACCAGCAACCTGTTTTTCAATCTCATCGATCTCGATAGGCGAGAACCGAAGGGTAAGCATCAATTTGCTTCCCGGTGCAAACCCAATGAACCCGGCATGCATGCCGTCCACCCGCACGCGATACTGATCAAACCTGACGGGTTTATTTGACCCGTCAGGGTTTTTTAGCACGCTGTTACCGATGAACGGCTCTACTGTCACCTTCAGGGTCATGATGCTTCTGCGGTGAAGGCAGGATCTGTTTTGCCATCCAACTGAATCGTCAAAGTGGCGACTTGTAATTCGCCAATTTGCATGTCGGGCATTTTGATCCCGCTGATGAAACCCGTGCCAGCAAACGTGGCATTGGTGGTGTTGCCAGACGTATGAATCGGGAACGTGACAGTCACCGTTTCGGGGGTTCCCAAGGTAGGCAAAGAGTTGCTGGTCGCATCCCAAAGAATTTCAGCTTGGATGGTTCCCGGTTCCGCGAGATCCGTTTTGACGTAAGTCTTGAATCCAGTGGTACTGAGGTTGCTGTCTTCAAGCGTGTCAATTGTGATGTCAGGTAGCGTGAGGGAACGGATGGTTCCCACGCTCCCAGTCGTCGCAAGCGTCAAGGTTGCGCCTTGTCCAGTGTCGGCCATTTTTAAACTCCAAAGTTAGGACGTAGTTGTCCGGTAGAAAACGTAAAAGTCGAGCGTTGTGATGTAGCGGCGTTGGTCGGTTCCCGATTCAGCCTGATCGAAAGCGAACTCTTCGCCTCCGACCAGGTTGATTTCGTTAATGAACTGACCATCGTTGTCGCCACGATTCTGCTTCTCCAACGCTAACCTCACAGCGTCTCCAAGCGAGTTGGCTTGTGATCGTGTTTTTGCAAAGCAATCGATCTGAATTCTTGCACGCGATACATCCGCGATCCCTGACAGGTGCTCATTAGCGACCGTGTCTACGACCGCGTACAAAATCGCTGGCATCGTGCATTTCTGCGGGATCACATCCGAATACATGCGTGTTCCTACCAGTGCTGCAACTGCACTGTCGGCAACCGTGATTGATCGAATTGTTGCACTTATGTCGGGCATCAAAACTTCGCGATGTTTTTCAGGTCGGTTCGCAGCGACTTCATGATCGCCGCATGTTGAGCGTCAAGTGTTTCGTCTATCGCGGGTCGCCAGAATCTTTTCTCTGGAACCCTGCCCTCGGCCCCCTTTGCCCAACCGTCCTTTTTATGACCGTACTCCGCAGCGACCGCGTGGACATTGGCCTTGCCAGTCGTTTTTGTCCTGTGAATTATCCGCGTTCCCTTTGTCGGCAACGCTTTGCTGCGGATGCTTCGGTTCAACGGCTCCTCTCGACCTCGTCCACCTCTCGGTTGACCCCAACCAGGCTTCTTTCGCTTTGCCTCAATTCTCGCCTGGCGAGCCATGATGCGGGCAGCTTTTGCGAGTGCTCGCTTTAGCATTCGCTCGCGTAATTCAAATGGAAACTTTGCAAGGAAATTCTGCATGCCCTTGTCGGTTACCTGCACTCGCGATGTCCCTCCCCTCATACTCATTCCGCATCCCTTTTCAATTCGATACGGATCTCTCGCGAGTTACCCATCGGGTCGAACGAAGCAACGACCGCGTAGGTCACGCTATCGATGACCGCTCGCATGTCAGGGGTCACCGTCTTTGCCCCGTGATACTCACCTAAGAGCACATGAGTTGTGGTCGGCTGAACCTGTTGCCCTCGCAGCGACTCAGCACCATTGGTTGTCAGCAACTCGCAAGGCCAAGCGGAAACGACCGTATCCCAATCACCAGCAGTGGTGTAGGTCGGAGTCCCGTGACCGTCCTGAGTTCCATCATGCTGCTGAAAGTCAGCACGATGCCTTGCTGCTCCTGCTCGCCTCACGGGTAATTGCTCCTTTTGACTGGATTCAGCAATCGCTCGTAAGCGGTTTCCCAGTGAGTCTTTTTCGTCAGATCGCCCCGATCCTCAAACATCAATGCGACCTGGACGAGAATCAATTGCTTGAACAGGTCAGGGACCGCTGACGCACTGCTGTAACCAACAGCGAACGTGACGGTCACCGCACTACGAGCATCAATGACCTCGGGCCATTCCTGATCATATTTCAGATGCACGATTCGCCGGGCGAGATCAGTTGCATACACGCTCGTCGCGAGCGTCTGCTCCGCGTTGTCAGCATCGAAGTAGGTGATACTCGACACGCTTGTCATCGGACGTAGTGGGATCTCAATAGCGTCCGTTGGGAACGCATCGAGCGTCAGCGTGTACGTCTGCGATATCATCGCGTAGTTCGTGTCTGCCTCTACTCGCTCGCGAGCCGCTTGGAGAAACCGCGTTAACTTGGTTTCGTGCGTACTATCGCTTGCGCTTAGTTCCAGATGATCCTTTGCTTCGGCCAGACTTACTGGCTCGCTTGCGGGACCGACTGTTCGATTTAGGCTGTACGTTATTGGCATGGAATTCTGCAAATCCGCTGGCGACTAGAGTCGATGCAAGACCACCGTTCATTTCCGTGAAAGCGTGACCGGGTGCAAAACCCAGCCACGCTTTTTTTAATACGACCTTCATCGTTAGCTAGCTGCCAACTGGACGCCGACCAGAGGTCCGCCAGCACTGGCACTGCCAACCTCATGCACAGTGATGCCTGAGCGACTGGTTGCCTGGATTCCGATGGAGTCCGATGCGGCATACAGTTCGTTCAGCACTTTCACTGAGACTTCCCGGCGAGATCCCATGGTTGCTGCCATGGAGAGGTCACCGAAGTAGGCGACCAAGGAATCGGCAGCAGCATCGGATTCTGGAAGCACCTGCGTGAAGACCACTGGCGAGCCAAGGAACCGTGGCTGAGTTCCGTTGGCAATGTCCGATGCGGTGTTTCCACCGGCAGCAGTCATCAACGGGGCCATGGAGTTGTAGTACACAGAACTGTGGCAGAACCATTTGTTCTGTGCGCCAGAAACTTGCAACTGTGCGGCCTGGGCAGCGTGATAATCGGCCAGAGCCAACTCAGCAACCGTGTCCTTTCCACTTGCTGCTTGAACCTTCGACCCTGCGGCCAAGGCACTTGCAACACCGGTGATGCTGCCGTAGGTGCTCGTACCGTCACCAATGAAACCATTGGTATCTTCAGCGACACTGATGGCGTAGCTGATTTCCTCGGCAAGTAACGCACTCATGCTGATCACTGAGTCTTCGTTAAGCTCAGTGCTCATCAAAGAAATGGTCGCATACTTGACTGCGCTGATGGAGGCACTGGCAAAAGTAAGATCGCTGGCAGTGATGCTTGCTCCCTCTGCTGGATAGTAAACGGTCAGCCCAGCGGTGCGACGAGGCACGGCGAGCGTGTCACTCGACATCGGAACAACGCGAGCGTTCTGGCGGAAGACACCAGCGGACTCGACGAGTCGCAGGATCTCAGCGGCAAGTGGGTCGGGAACCAAAAATCCACCGGCGGAATTTGTTCCTTCGCTCATCGCGTTGCTGACATCAGGCGCAACGTCAGCAAGCTTGTTTTTCGCCCACTTGTTACCGACCAATGCAGCGATCCAGAGTCCAGACACGTAACCGGCTTTTGCGTTGTTCCTGAAACCTTTTCGGTTCGCGGGAATGGCAACGCTTGAGGGTACGCGGATGTTCGCGAATGGTTCAGCACTCTTGTCAGATCCACCGGGTACGATGATGTCACCGGATACGATCCGAGCCTTTGCCGACTCCTGCTGGATGCGATTGATGTTCTCGCCGCGATCAATGTTTGCCTGATTTACGGGCAACTGCTTCTCGATGATGTCATCGATTTGTGCCTGCTCATCAGCAAGCAACTCGCGGTCTTCCTGCTTTGCATTCTCGATGATCGCTTCGCTTTGGGCGATCAGTTCTGCTCTTTCTTCGCGATAGTCGCGAAGGCTCTTAAACTTAGCCATTTCAAATTTCCTTACTGCGTAGTCAGTAGGGAAACCACAAAAAAAGCGGCGCGACCTACCGACCAGCGCACGGGTTTGTGATTAAACAAAAACGTATCGCTGGTGCAGTGAGTCAAGCCGCTTATGAGCTAGTTTGACGCTCACCGAACAAGTTCGATGTCGGGATTCGACAGTGTTGTATTCAGTTCGTCAAGCGTTTTTTGCTACGAAGTTTTGCGAGTTCGATAGCGTGGGTTGCAGCAATTCTCTTTTTTGCTGTTTTTGCTGTTTGGTCAACCGATGCGTACTGCTTTTTCTTTTTCTTGTTCTCGATGATTTCATCGACATATCCAAGTTCCTTTGCCTCGGTCGCTGACATCAGCGTTCCAAGCACTCCCTTGTCTTCGCCTTCCATCTGGGAAGCAATGACATCGCGAGCCTGACCAGTTCGTGCCTCGTAAATATCAACGAGGTGTTCGTCAATGGTTTCCAGGTAACTGGCAATCGCTCGCATGCCGTTTGCGTTGCCTGCGTAGACGACATGGGCCTGATGAATGCCGATGTCGGCTGCTTGGTGAATTGCAATGTGGTCGCCTGCCATCGCAACGAAACTCGCTGCTGAGTACGCCTGACCAACGATCTCGACTCTGACCTCGCCAGCGTGCGTTTTGAGAGCGTTGTACATGGTCAATCCATCGTAGACAGATCCGCCAGGCGAGTTGATTACAACGCGAATGTCGCGGTCCTGATTGCTGTTCAGGAACGCAACCACATCCTGAGCGGTGATTCCATCGCTCATCCAGTCCTCACCGATCTGATCGAGGATGTACAACTCAGCAGCATCGCTCTCTGCCTGATTCTTAAGAGCCATTGCCAGTCCCGGTGCGACCGCTGCGTCCGCCTTGATGGGTTCAGGCGCATTCGTGATATCAAACATCGATTAAGTCTCCTATTAGGATTTCGTTTGCGAGTTGTTCTGCTCTGGTCGGCCATTTTTCGACTGCCTCTGCTACTGCATCGGCAAGTCCATCGAGGGTCACCGATCCAGCAATTTCGAGTAGTTCGTCCTTGGATTGCTTGCAATGGTTCGATCCTGTTTCGCGAGATCCACCGAGATTCTCACAGGCATTTTCCATCGTGTTTTTCCAACGCCGGTCATAAAATTTGTCTAGCCAACTGATGTAGTTTCCAGAATTGCCTGCGGCCCTCAGGACGTGTCCTGCTTCGACTTTAAGGCGATGTTCCATGTGTGCGACAATTGCACGGGAGTTGGCATCCAACGGCTCTTCTGGAGCCTCCTGAGCGTCCTCTGAGTCGCTATCGCTCTGCCCCGGCGTGATCGCTGGATTCTCGTAAACGTCACCACCATCATATGGGTTGAGGTCGAGTTTCTCGCGAGCCTCATTCGGACTGAGGATGCGATGCGTGATCGCCAGACCAAGTGCCTCGATGGTCGTTTTGTAATCGGCCCGAAGCAACGCAGCAGTGTTGAATTTCCAATAGTGAGAGTCCGCTCTCTTCTGTCTGCCGGATAACAGTTTTTCGTCGCACTCCTGCTCGATTCGTACCAACCACTTCATCAGGCAATTGCTAAGGTACGCAAGATTTTTCTGCTCCATCGAGTTGTACGAAACGCTGTCGTCGTCACCCAATATCGATTCCAACTGGAACAACAACGCCACTTCCTGCCGTTGAAATTTACGCTGATCGACCCAATTGGATGCACCGTCACTGTGGCTCAGGGTATGCACCTTCATGTTTTCTCGAATCAGACCAGCGCGACCTACGTTGTCCAGCCCTTTGTGCCATGTATTGAACGACGAAAGGAATTCATCCGCATCCTTTTTATCCCGAAATGCTGATCGCGGTGCTTCCAACATGATGCCGGGACGAGATCCATTTGCGAAATCTTTGTTCGATGCCTTCTCCGCCGCGAGTCCGAGTCCAATAGAATTTTTTGCAAGCTCGAATAACTGCAACCCGGTGACACCGTTTGCTCCCAGACCTGGTATGTGAAGAACATCGTCGTCTTCGATAATCAGTGTTTGAGCGGTAAAGTCTCCATTATAGTTATTCAGTCGATCATGCTTATTCAGGTTGACCGTATGAAGCTTTCGTCCCTCGTCATAGACGGTTGTGCTCTGGGTTGGATCGATGATCAGCAACTCGATTGGCATGCCGAGTTTATCGCGGATGATCGCTGCCTTTGCGTTTCCCCAAATCAAAGCATGAACCATCAGGGTTTCTTTGAATTGTGCTGCGGTCATAAATTTATTGGGTCGCGTTTTCAGCAACCGGTACGCAGGATGCGAGTTCGCTTTTTCGCTGCCACCTTCGTTCAGTCGATGGTGAACGCAAAGCGGTAACTGTGCGACATGCCCACTGATTTTGCTCACCGCGTAGAACACCGCTGGCAAACCCAGTGCGTTGATCCCAGTGACCCGCATGCCACTGTCGCTTTTGGCAGAGGTGACTGCATTGACAAACCACTCAGCAGGTTTGGCGAGTCCCGTATTCAGAATTCGTTTCAGAAAGTCGAACATTTTTATTCTCAAGAGATAAACAAGGGACCGTCAATTCTTGGTTCCGTGACCATGCATACCCACACCGCCATGACACTACTGACGACCGGGTCGATTTTTTCGTTTGAGTCACGCTTATTGAGCATGACCTGCTGTTGAGTGTTCTGCTGGAGCACCGCGTTACCCATGCACCATCGCAAGAGCGGATTGCCATCGTGCATCAATCTGCCCTCGGCCATTGCTGCTCGAAACTCACAAATTGGACCGTTGAACATGCCGCAGTTCTGGCCCATCCTCGCACTGTTGACCCCTGCTTGCTGAAGATTCTCAGCGAACTGCTGCGCCCCGGCAGGGTCAAATGCGAGCGAGTCAACGCGGTAACGGTCGCAGGCTTCAAGCAAATCCTTTTCCATTTCGCTGACAGGGTATTCGACTCGACGAATCAAATCGTCATGCACCCATTGAGCGAATGGTTGTTTCGCTAGATCGCGTTTGGTATTGGTCGCGATGTACGACTGAGTGCGTATCTCGTATCTCCAGATCGGCGTCTGGTCACCCGTGTAATCTCCGGTCGGGAATTTCGCACAGAGCGACCAACTGGCAAGGTCGTTCCTGCCTCCCAAATCCACTCCAGCCCCCACTGCCGCCGCGTCACGCCAATCACTGTAACTTCCTTCGCACTGGTCCCATTGGTGAAGGTCAAACGCTCGTGTTGTCGAAGAGACAAGTTGGTTCGCGTGATACCGCTTGAACCGATTGAGTGCTAACTGATCTTGCCGCGCCTCTTTCGCCATGCGTTCCAGATACAGTGGTTTGAGCGATACCCCCAAGTTTGGATTTGCTTTCACCCAGTTGTCTGGATCGAGTGGATCGTCCCGCTCATCGAGTTCAAAGCAAAATGCAAAAAGTTGCTCGTCACTGAAGTCCTGATTCAGCACTCCCTTCGCGTATTTATATTCTGACAACCAAATGTGAGATTGGTCATCACCAGCGGTCGTCAGCGTGACGATCAGCGGTTGCACCCTCGCACCCGATCCAGTCTGAAGGGTATCGTAGAAGGGTCTGTGGTATTCTCTCCACCCGTGGAGTTCGTCCTGGAGCACTCCCGATGGACTCAGACCATCGTAGGGCTTATCGCTTCCCACGCAGCGGATTGATCCCTGATTGTGATTAAATGTGATCTGCTTGTTGATCGCAACGCTCATCTTTTTGATGTGCTGACTTTGCATTCTCATTCGTTCGATTTCCGCGTACATGATCTTTTCGACCTGCTCACGCTTGGTCGCGCATAGGATCACGCTCGCCACTGACTCTGGTTTGCCGGTTGATGGATTCACGTCGAAACTTGCCATCAAAACCGCCAGAGCCGCTCCCAGCGTACTCTTTCCGTTTTTCCTCCCCATCGACCAGTACGCCTTGCGAAATCTGCGAGTGCTGTCGTCTGCGCGTTTCCAGCCAAACAGACAGGCGACCCCAAATGCCTGCCAAGGTTCAAGAATTAGTGGCAGTCCCGCATGCTCACCGATGCTATGGCACAGCAGTGACTCGATAAAATCGATAGTCACTTCGGCATGCTGAGAATCGAAATAGTACGGAAAGTCTTTGTCGCCTTCCCGCTCAAGGTCACGCACATGACGCTCGACCGCTTTGCGAACCAAGTCACAAACGACAATGTCATCATTCATGACATCGTCGATGTAACCTTGGATCTTGTGTAGCGTGCCGGATGCAATCATTTAGTTTCTGCTTTGCAGTTTTTCCAATAACCCGCCAAACGGATTGTCGTCTTTTTTTGGGTTCATGCTGACGAGCTTTCCGCGTGATGCAGGCGTCAAACCAAACTCTGGGATCAGCTTGTTCATTGCCTCGCGGTGTTTGTGCATGTCCACCCCGGCAGGGTGACGCTTCGGCTCGCCGCGTGAGTCGGTGATGATTCCACCGCACTCGTCAAATTGACGCTTTGCCATCATCCATCCTGCGTAAGCAGTACAGTAGGCGACCATGATCTGACGTTGATCCGATGACAGGATGCCCATGCTTTTCATGTCTTTGACAAGTTGCCTCCACATTTTCTTTTCGTCGTCCCCGAACCACCGGGGCATCGGTGGTGCTTTGCCATCGAGTTCAGGTGAGTCCTTATTCTCTCTCTGGGGATTTTTTATGTAACTTCCCTTTGCCTTGTGAACACTTGGGGCAAGTGGTTTTCTGCCTTTGACCATTATCGGTATCGCCTCACTCGTTTAAGTTTTCGATCATGCCTGGCGTCATGACATCGCTCGCAAAGTGGTGCGAGGTTTGTTTTCTCCAGTCGCAAGTTTGGTGCGACCTGGATACCCCTGATGTGATGTAGCTCGACAGCAGGTTTCACCTTTCCCTTTGACTCACAGTCGATGCACAGTGGTTGATCGTCGAGAACTTCGGCTCGCAACTTTCGCCATGCATGGTCGTAACCTTTTTGACCTGCGTTCATGCGACCCTTGTTACATCGCTCGCAAAGTTTCTTGTCTTCGATCATTTGTCCACATTTACAAAAGTACATCAGCCGATCCACCCCGCTGACGCTGAAGTCGATGCCGTAGTCAGCGTGATAGTCTGCGATGTATTCGTTGACACGGTCACTGACACATCGTCAGGCGTGTTGTATTCAGAGGGTGGTGATGTAACGAGCGTGTAAGTATCAGCATCGACATTGAATGTGGCTTGACCATTGCTGTCAGTGACAAGAGTGGTCGTCGTTCCACTGATGTTAACTCGCGAGTTTGGAACCGCATCACCACTGCTGTCCTCCACCGTGACAGTGAGCGTGTAAATCCCGCTGCCGCTGCCGCCAGTCGTCCACGCAGCATCACCTCGATCCCTGATTGCTTCGAGCGTATCTGTCGAAGCAAAGCCAGCACCCTTGATATCGCTCAGGTGCGTGATGATCGTTGACTGGTTTGATGCTGTCGCATCGCCACCGGTTCCACTTGGTCCCTGTTCCAAAGCGTTCGTTGTGAACCGATAATCGCTGCCATCGAGTTCCAGTGCTGAATCAAGCTTGTTTGCGATCACCAGAATTGAATCTGCTACACCGTCCACCGTGGCGAGTGCGGCACTGGTGGCGAGTGCGGCCAATCCTGAATCAAGTTCTGCCTTGGTCGGCGCATCGTAGTCAGCCAATGCTGTGTCTACCTCGGTGTTTACCTGAGCAGCGGACAGGTCGTTCAAAACAGCGATACTTGCTGCCGTAGCCAGAGATGTCAACGCTCCCGTATCGGGGAGATTGTCCGTAACAACCTTGATCGAATCGACCACAGTATCGACTGTCGCAAGAGCAGAAGATGTCGCCAGCGTGGAGATGTCAGCCTGCGATGCGGTTCTACTTGCGGTGTCCGTGGTAACAGTGCTGCTCGCAGAATCGAACGTGCTTCTGGTACTGATAGCAGCATCGAGGTTCGTCAGACCCGCTGTGGTCGCGTTACGCAGGTCAACGTCGAGCAGGGAGATCCTGATGTCCTTGTCGATGACACCGGTAGCCTGAAGCCTGACCGTGACAGCGTTGACACCAGTTGCCAATGCTGCATCTGGAATGTGAAGTTGGTAAATACCCTTGCAGTTGGTGCTGTCTACCTCACACCATTTACCCGAACTGTAGGCATCACCCGCTGAACCTGCTGCCAGCGTGATAGCTGTTCTGGTCGATCCTTCTCGAACGTAGGATGCTGTTACGTCACCGTGAGCAAGTGCGGTCTTTCCACCACCGGTAGACGAATCACGCATCGTGATTTCTACGATCTTGCTAGTTGTACCCTTGGCGATTGTTACGTCAAATGACATCTCTATTCCTCGATCACGATTACTGTTGATCCGCCGCCACCACCGCTGCTAGGTGAAAGACCTGCTGTGACATATGTGTCTGTTGTCGCGTTGATTGCACGGGCGACTGCTCTCTTACTTGCTGTCGATGCTGTCTGAAAATCTCCAGATGCCGCGTTTTCGTATCCTCCACCGCTGTCGGTTCCGCTGAAATCGTTGGTGTTGGAGCCATTGAAAGTCAATTGCGATGACAATCCAGCGGTGATGTCGAGGTTGGTTGTGTTGTCCCGGTCTTCGGTTGACGCGGGCATGTAGCAATCGACTATGCTTGTGATCGACGACGACGACGAACACTCAATACCAGTTCCATTTTCGGTTAATCTCATGCCTGAAAGTACGTCGAGGTATCCGTTGGATGTTCGCGAATACCCTGCTGTTCCGTTCCCGTCTGCGACACAGTTATGAAGCACGGTAAAGTCGTTACCGTAGTAATCCATCTTCCACCCGTCACCGGTATTGGCGATTGCCATGCAGTCGATGAAAACGATTGTTGGTTGCGAACCGCTAACGTAGAACCCGTGAGCATTCGACTTTGCGATACATCCCTGGAGAACACCATTCCCGAACCATCCAGACGAAGTGTTCCCCTCAAAACGGCAAGCAATGAAGTGACCGAATCGGGTTCCAGATGTTCCTGCGTAATAACCATATCCGCTGTTGCCATGGATGTAGCAATTGGTCATGAGCAGAAAATCTGCCGCTGAATAATTCGCTTTGTAGAAACCGTGGGAGTTGCAGTCTTTAATTTCGATGTTGCGAAGCTCGATGTAGTCCTGATCCAGTTGCATGCCGTATGACATATGGGAACTGCCGTCGATCACATATCGCGTACCGTCTTCGGTTCCGCTGGCGTTGACCCCCACAAACGCTACGCGACCAGAGGTCGAACCCGCCGATCCATTGAGGCTGACAGTCGAGTACGATGCCTCTTCACCCCTCATTAAGACAGTGTCACCAGCAGTCGGTTGCGTCCCGTTGCTTCCATCGACCGCATCCTGCATGGTCAACCAAGCATCATCCCAAGTGGAACCATCCTCCATCCCTGCTGCCTCTGGATCGACATAGTAGGTCGTCATTACAACCCTGCCTTAATCGCTGCCCTGACTTCAGCCTCGGTGCTCGATCCATCACCGACCGCTGGATTGATCCATGTATTAGCGATGGTCGCTCCGAGCGACATGATCAACTCGCGTCTTTGTTCTTCCAGCAAATCTGCCTCATATGACTCGCGACTCGCCGCGACATCCGCTGCCGTTGTCCCGGCATTTGGTTGACCTCCTGATTTTTCAATCAGTAACTGAGCAACGTACTGTAAAGCTTCCGGCATGTTGAGCGTCACGCTGTTCCACTGGACGCTTCGCGGATGCGTGTTCGTGCTGACCTCGTCTCCGTTGCCAAAGACATGGGAAATAAACCAACCCAGAAGTGATTTTTCATTTCCTTGGGGGAGCGATGAGTAGTGGTCAATCAGCAGTCCGGTTCGCGTACCGGCGACCGGATCTTCCACCACCGCACCTGACTCTTGGAGAACAATCCTTGCCGCAGAACACGGCATCGCTTTGGATGTTCGCGATGCGAGATGCACCGCAATTTCAGAATCTGCTACCCCGGCGTCTTCAAGCGGTTTCACATCGAGCAGGTAGTCAATCATCGATCATTCCTCGTACTTGTTTTTCTGAGATCCTCAAGCGACTCACCCGACTGCTTTGCTAATGTTTTCCACAGGTCGTTGCGGTCCTCTTCGCAGTCTTTCAGCTTCGCTTCGATCATGGCAAAGTGTTTTGTAACCTGACGCCACAACACCCCAATCGCGGAACCAAGTCCCGTGATTGCGGTGAGCAGCATTCCAATGGTGGTCGGATCTGGTGCGGCCATTATCGTCGCCTAAGTCGCCAAAAGAGTCCTCGGCGAACAGTGGTTTTGACCGCTGACCGAACGGGTTTGTTTTGCTTGATCCCTTTCGCGACCTGGCAAACGCCATCCTTGCATGAGGCAAGTACTGGTCGTTGCATCGATACCAGACGTTGCTCCTGTTGCTTCAACTCATCTTTCGCCTGCCGCTCTGCGGCGAACGCTGTTGCGATGCAAAAACAAACAGCCAGCGTTGCTGCGCTGTACATGATCCAGTCGATTACCCTTGTCCTCATCCTTCTGCCTTCACCTTCGCGGAACGAACTGCAATCATTTCATGGGCGATTGCTTTTGACCCATAGAGTTCTTTTCTTCCTTGGTCGCCCCACTTCGGACCCCAGGAATTCTGGATGACAATTCCCCAGCCCTTGGTTCGATGCCAGCATGCCTGGCACGCGAAGACGAGGTGACGCCAGTAGTTGAATGCGGTCGATACCCCGCATGCCGGATCGATAGGATCGAGCAATGCAGAGATGCAGGCATCGAAATTGTTTGATTCGATCTCTTCAAATTTAACGATACTGTGCAGTGACGCTGATGCTTTTACCTTTGGAGTATCAGCGAGCCTTCGGTTTCTCGACGCCTCGGGAAATACGTCTGTAGTCGGACACCCCCACTTCAGCAAACCCTCGACAGCTTGCATCCCCCAACCACCTACATTCCTCCATCCTTTGACGCGACCTGCGACATACGATGCTGACAAGTGCGGAATCGGATCGTGACCGGATCGTGCCATCGCGACAGCGACTGGAGCACAGACGCCGAACGACCAGCAGTAATTTGTGTTTCGCTGGTCATAGGAACGAAATCCTGCACTTTTCATAACATCGAGTGCGGACGTTTTGTTTTGCTGCTGTAGATCGAGCAAGTCTTTCCATGTGTCACGAGCATGCGTTCGCCGCGAGTATGGCTTAACGACACTCCCAAATGGTTGCTCGACAAAGTCACGCTCGATATATCCCTTTGAACCTTCGTCCATCAGCGAGCTCCAACGAGTTGTCGAAATTCACTGATCGATGATGGCAATTCATGTTTCTTTCGGTTTCCATGCTTGTCGATGGTCGCCAGGCATGGTGCTTCATCGCGATAAAAGCCAAACAACTGACGCACCCATTCGTCAGCGTTCTTGATGTCGGTGTCCTGCCAAACCGCCCGATATCCGATGCCACGCTGATCGCATATTTCATCTGGAACAGGACTCGCGGCGACCTGTGCCTGCTCGACCGTCATGCCATCAAGTTTTTTGATGATCAGCACGTTCTCTACTTCGCCATCGACCTGGTCACGCTCGCGATCTGGAACGAACTTCATCAACCAACCGCTGTCCCAAACGATAAATGCCAAGGCAGCGAGCAGCACAATAACCAACCGGCTATCGCGCTTTGGGGCGGGACTCGCTGTCTTGGCAATGTCGATCACCTTTTGTCCTCGACTTTTCTCAGACGTTCGTCGATGTCGCTCAAGACTTCCGTAAGCTTGTCGAAGTCAATTGCGTTTTCAGCAACAGTCGCAACTGCATCGGCCTTGGGAAATTTGCTGCGAACTGCATCAACGATGTACTCGGCAACAGGAGCAAGACCAGACACGATCCCAATCGCAATCAATCCAATCATGCTGATCGCGGAGTACGCGGCCTGAAGCAGGATGACTGCGAGTGCAGTCGAAGAGTGGTAGCCTTCACTGCCCTCAGAAAAGAACCAGTCAAGCAAAGGTTGTCTGCAATACCAGGCGAAAGCGATCACTCCGCATCCAACCAAGAAAACGAAGCTTTTGTTATCGCGTAGGCGGTTTGGCATATCCCGGTTCTCCCTTCTGGTAGTCCTCTGGGACTCTGCCACCGAACAGACTGTCCTCAATCCACTTTTCTATCAGCCGGATCGCCAAGCGAATCGCGATGCCTGCGAGTATTGTTCCGACAATTGATTGGTACTCGCGAGAGTTCTGAATTCTGACGACCGTGCTGCGAATCGCCATGCCGCTAACACTCTCGGGACGCTTCTCAGGATGTAATTGCAAGCGACTGGCGACCAAGTATTCTTCACGGGCAATTTTTCTAACCCGCCGACGACGATTCGCAGATAACAACATCCGATGAGTTTTTCACGCGGGAGGATGATGTCAACGTAGTTACTTGACACTATTTCCGTTTTGTTCGTCTTATCGATTTTTTTGGAGTGACGATGACCTTTCCGGTCGCGATGAGAATTTCCGCGATCTCGGTTGAGGTCGAATCGATGAATTCTTCCGCCTCAAAGAGTACATCGTGTTGCGCGTGTCTGATCTCATGAATAAGCGTGTCGGTGAAGTTTACGGGCGACAGGTCTTTTCTGACGCGAAGCACACGACTCTCCCGATTGCAATCCCCCCAGGTCGCCCGTGGCATGTCTTTGCGACCAACGAATCGAATCTCCCACGGTTGCCCGCGAATCGTGACCTGAATTGTTTCGAGTTCAAGTCGCTTCATCGCACTCCCTTGTTTTTGATTGGGAGCACTTCGCAGAAACAGTGCATTCCGTCTTGAATGATTGCTGCACCAAGGATCGGCTTGCGGTTAAATTTTCGTCCGTAGGCATGCGCCAAGTGGTCGCTGTCTGCGAGACTTCCTGCGCAGCAACCGAAGACTCGCATGTTACGGTTCACATACCACTGGACACCAAATGCCTGGTGGAAATGACCAAGCACGGTTGATTGAAAATTCTGCTTTGCGTGAGCGAGAGCAGGGAACTGACCACCGGGACCAGCATCACCGTGACGATACGCGACCCCGTCGATCACGACCGTCCCGAACCGCTCTGTGATTTTCCAGTTCTTCGGCATCCCGAATAGTTCTCTGGGAGGACGCAACCACTTCTCGGGTAATCCAGAATCGGTCGCCCTGCGAGCCAGCAACGCATCGTGATTGCCGATCAGGAAATCAACTTTGCCGCGACCAAAGAATTCAAAGAACGGTTGTAGTTGCCGCTGTGCCTCTTCCCACTCCGTGACTACGCAGGGAAGTTCTGCTGCCTGCTGATGATAACTCGCGGCAGCAAAATCATAAGCATCACCCAGAAACACAACCCGGTCGGGTTGGTATTCGTCCGCGAGAGACTTCACGAAGTCAAATGCCTTCGCGTGAATGCACGGTGCGTGTAGGTCGGGGATCGCTAATACAGTCGCCATAGCAACTGAATTAACGAGCGATTTGTGTTTTGTGTCAACGAAGTCGATGACACTATGACTGATCTGTTCGCTTTTTCGATAATTTGCTGATGAATTCGTCGATTGTGGTTCGCCGGATTCGGGCGTGACGATAGTTCGTAGACCCAATTGATGGCAAATATGCGACTTCGATCAGGTCACTTGCGATCCATTTTCTCATCGTGGGTGCGGATACACCAGCGAGTTTTGCTGCCTTCGGGACGGTTAGCCATTGACCATCAGTCATCATCAATAAATCCTTTCTACTGTGTTCGTTTTCTCACCGCGATACGCGGCATACCAGTTTCTCTCATGCCTGACATAAATCGGGACTCCCAGATGCACATAACCGAGTGCCGGTCCAGCGAACCGTTTGATCGCGTCTTCCAGGTCGGAACCGATGACCTCATGAGTGACAGTCGAAGTCAATTCGCGAATCGTGTACGCATGCAGTTCTGGCAGCGGTCGATATCGACCGCTGCGATGCATCTGCACTCCCTTCGCGTAGGGGGTCGTAGTGTTTCGATTACTTTTGCTTGCCATCACTGATCCTGCTTCGTGCCACATGAATATCATCACTCATCATTCAACTCCCAGGTCCATGTCCCTGCCGATGTTGTTGCAACTATCTTTTCTGGTTGCCACTTAAGAGGCGCAAGAGCGTAAATTCTTTCACTGTCCCTGTCCCATGCTGGAACCATCGTCACAAAACCTCTTCCCTCCGGTTCGTCGAAGATAACGTATGTATGTTTCTTTCCCTCGAAGTGCAGGCACTCACCTTCGATGGTCGCGACGAACTCTCGCACCTTGCCATCTCTGCAAGTCACTTTAGCCAATGCGTGGACGTTACTCATCACTCACCCTTTCAGCTTTGTGTTTCGATTACTTTTGCTTGCCATCACTGATCCTGCTTCGTGCCACATGAATATCGTATCTCCAAGATCGAAGTCCGTCCTTCGGAACGTGACGGTCGATCACTTCAAGCAACTCATCGACATGCTCCATCATCTTGCGCAGTCGCTTGACCTCGGCGCGCAACTCATCGTTATCCCAATTCAGGTCTTGAAGGCCTCTCGCCGTGAGTCGTTCTACTTTTGCTTGCAATCGCTCGATTTCTTGCTCAAGCTCATTGACTCGTTTCTCATTGACTCGTTTAAGCAATCTCTCAAGCTGTGACATCAGCGTTCCTCCGACTTAAACACTTCGACCATGACAGCGGGTCCATTTACCCGCTGGCTCGCGTCCTGCACCCCGGTCGCACTTGTAATCCACTTTGGACCGTCATCGTGAAACCATCCAATCGCGACCAGAGAATCAATCAATTGCTTGGCCGATCCGCGAAGTACGCTATCAGCATCCCAAAGACGTTGACGCGGGCCGATGATCCTTGTGAGTTGGATTTCCACGGGAAAATCAAACGGCTCGCGTGATAAGTTCTGTGCTCTGAGCATCCTCTCGATTGCTGTCCGCGTCGAAGCTGTCCAATGCCAAGAGTGTCCCTGACCGTTGTTGCTGTTCGTCAGATTGAGAGGTATTACCTCTCTTAGAATCGAGTCTCTCATGGTTGCCTCCAAGCATTGCTTTAATCCAGTCTGGCGAGTCGATCTTGCCCTTATCCCACTGATCGACTAATTCGTCTAACCGGCGAGCATTTTCTGCTTCAGTGATCTCCCCGCGTGCGGCCATTTTCCCAAGAGCAATTGCCATTTGCCCTGTCTGGGTTTTGCGTACCTCGTCCCACGCACCTTTGCTCTGGTTCAGGTACTTTCTTTCAGTTCGTAGCTTTTCGTTTCGACGGGATCGCCTTGCGTTCGCTTCCCGGCGAATGATCTGAGGAACCTGATCACGCTCGTAGGCAGCGGGAAGGGTAAGCTTCCCATCAATCATTTCGTTCATAACGACATCAACATCGTTGTAATCACATCCCCTCAGGACGCGAGTCCAGATGTCATACGTTTTGTTGGGATGCTGTTGCTCCGAAAGCCACTTGCGTGTCTGAGGGAATGCAATGAAAAAGAATTCGATGCATGAATCCGCTTCTGTTTCGGTCAAAATTTCAACTCCTGTTTGCTGGCATTTTTTGCACCGGAAGCAAAACCATTTCGCTCCCAAGTCCTCACCGCTGCCTTCCAGTCGCGGATCTTGTTCCCGTTCGCCTGAACCCAACCATTTGCCGTGTAGTGATCAACAAACTGCTCTGGATCGATGCTGCTGCTCTTCTCTGAGCAATATTCCTTCACCTCTTCCAAAGTCGGGGGCATTGCGCGTTTTACGCGCTCCTTTCTTCGTTTGGTTTGGTTTGGTTTGGTTACGTTAGGTTTGGTTACGTTAGGTGGTAGGGTGCTCAGATGGGTGCCAGGGACGCTGCTATTAGGAGTCTCCTTAGTAGGCTCCCTAGTAGGCTCCTTAGTAGGTTCCTTGGCAGAAACCAGTGGTTTGCCGTGACGCTTAAGAGATCCCTTGACCCAGTTGGGGCAGTGGTCCGACCAATCGTGGATGACGAATCGATGCTCACTGCATGGATCGATCCAACCGCACTCCACAAGGGCTGAGATTAGCCGCTCTGGCTCTTCGGACCACCGAACCTCAATCGCTATCTCTTCGTCGCTGTAGCGTCCTATGTCGCCTGCTGGGGCGTTTGACTGGGTGCTGTGCCAAAGTAGTTCCAGATGACCTACGACGAGCACATGACGCATGTC